GGCGGCACTGCCTACACTCACGATCAGGCCAAAGCCAACAGCGCCGAAGTGGATCGAGGCAGCCACGGGCTCCAGAGAAATGAAACCGGCAAACGAAACCGCCGGGACGTCTGGACAATCGCCACACGGCCATATAAAGGCGCCCACCTCTCCACGTTCTCAGAGGAACTGGCCAAGATTTGCATACTGGCCGGGAGTAAACCGGGCGACACGGTTCTGGATCCATTCTCAGGAAGTGGAACCACAGGAGCCGCAGCCCTCAAAGAAGGGCGGAACTATATCGGGATAGAGATTAACCCTGACACCTGCAAAATACAAGAGCAGCGACTCACTGAGGCTGCTCAGGAAGGAGCCAAACCATGAAACGCGGTGAAATTTATTATATCGAAAGCACATACCGGGAAACCGGAAGCGAGCAGAGAGGCGGCCGTCCTGCGGTGATCGTCTCCAATGACAAGAACAACGAAAACAGCGAGGTTGTGGAAGTGGTATACATGACCACCAAACCAAAGAATGACCTCCCCACTCATGTATTTATCCGGAGCGCACTCTCCCCTTCTACCGTCTTATGCGAACAGGTAAACAGTGTAAGCGTGAAAAGGATCGGGACGCTGATCGGAAAATTGACAAAGAGCGAGCTCACAGCCGTGGACTCTGCTCTGGCAATCTCTCTGGGGATCGACTTCATGGATCCGAAGCCCGCAGCCAAAGAAGCGGAACATTTACTGAAAGAAATAAGCAAGCAGCCACTCCAGATCGTCCAGCAGGATCCAGACATTGAAAAGATCAAGCTCGAAACCGAGCGCGATCTCTACCGGAATTTATACAATGAGCTGCTGAGCAAAACCATGAAAGGAGCAAGCGCATGAGAAAAAGACTGGTTTACATCTGCTCCCCGTGCCGCGGGGACATTGAAAAGAACATAGAAAAGGCCCAGCGCTACTGCCGCGAAGCCGTCGAACTCTGGGACGACGTGATCCCGATCGCGCCTCATGTATATTTTACCCAGTTTCTTGACGACACCAAGCAGGAGGAACGCGCCGCGGGCATGGACATGGGCCTCTCACTTCTGACCATGTGCGACGAGCTCTGGGTTTACGGGATCGAGAATCCGAGCGAAGGCATGAGAAACGAGATCGAATACGCGAAGCAGCACCAGATCCCGATCCGGGACGCTGCCGAGCTTTACAGAAACCGCGAAGTCGAGGCACTTCCGATCGGTGACGCTCTGATCGTCCTCCCCTCTCACGTCGGGAACCTGAACGGAGTCGCCGCGATCGAATCCACCACCGTGCGGATCAATGGCGAAATGATCTTAGACCTTGCGATCGAGCTCAGACGACACCCCGGCCACGACATCACACTGGAGGCCGACAAAGGCGCAGGCTCGGAGGTAGATCAATGAGTTGGGACACGGTTCCGGGAAGAAATGGCGAAGGCTACCCGGATCCGACAGCCAGCACCGCCCTTGCACGGGTGCAGCATAGCCAGAAAGGGCTCCAGAGCAAGCGAGCCGGTGAACACTTCGAGAATATGATCACCGCAAGCCTGAACTGGTACTGCGACAAGGGCGTGGCCTTCGTTGAAAAAACTCCGGAGCCCATGAAGCCACTCAGGAAGCCAGACCGACAGGGCCGGTTCCTTGCTTGCTACACCAAAGCCGGGCAGCCTGACTTCAAGGGAACGCTCGCAGGCGGCCGGGCCGTGGTATTTGAGGCAAAGCACACCGACAGCGACAAGATCGACCAGAGCCGCCTCACCCCTGAGCAGGTGGAAAGCCTGACGCTCCACCACAAGCTCGGAGCTGCTGCCTTCATCATGGTGAGCGTGGGGCTGGAAAACTTCTACCGGGTACCGTGGGAAGTATGGCGAGACATGAAACAGATCTACGGACGCAAGCACATGAAACTCGAAGATCTGGAACCGTACCGCGTGCAATATATCGCCGGGATCCTCAAACTGCTGGAAGGTGTGGAGATCGACTACGCCGAGGAAGGAGGCACGCCATGAAATGCGAATACTGCGAGCTCCGCAGAGTCGGGCCTTTTGTAATTTCAAAAGCCTGCACCATGCTGAGCGGAAAGATCATAAACAAACAGACGGGCGAACCGTTAAAAATTTGTATGCACCACATGGCCTACCCGGATCCGTGTATGAACAACGGGAACGGCTGCGGGCTCTACAAATCACAGAAAGGAGATCAAGCCAATGAACAACGCACTGCTGAGCAGTAAAAACATGTGCTGGTGTACCCCGCCGGACTTTTTCGCGGAACTGGATCGAGAGTTTCATTTTGAACTGGATCCGGCCAGCACCGACAAAAGCGCCAAGTGCGCGAAACACTTCACGCCGGACGACGACGGCCTAAAGCAAGACTGGGGGGGGGTATTGCGTGTTTTGCAATCCGCCATACGGCCGAGCGATCGCCGACTGGGTACGCAAAGGCTACGAAGAAAGCCGGAAGCCAGACACCACCGTGGTTATGCTCATTCCTTCGCGGACTGATACGGCATATTTTCACGACTGGATCTTCGGCAAGGCCAGCGAAGTGAGATTCCTCCGTGGCCGCCTGAAATTCACCGACGAGGACGGAAACGGCGAGGACGCAGCTCCGTTTCCTTCTGCCGTCATAGTGTGGCGGAGTCCGGAAAGAACCGGGCGCGAGTTTGCCACATGGCACATATAAAAGCACCAGAGCCAGCGGGGCCACTGCTCCGCCGGTTCAGATAAGGAGGAAAACATGGACGGGATCACTAAACAGACACGCCGCCAAAGTTACGACGGCATACGAACACGCAGCGGCGAACGCTGCAAGCTAATACTGGAAACCCTCGGAAACCGGTCAATGACCGTGGAAGAAATCACCGACGAGCTGGTGGCTGCGGGCCACCTGAAATACTACGACCGCAACTTCGTAGCGCCGAGACTCACAGAGCTGAAAGGCGCCGGAGTTCTGGAAGTCGTCGGAAAGAAACCGAGCAAAAGAACCGGGAAAAATACAGCCGTATGGGCTGCGGTAAGGAGGTAACGCAGCCATGGGCGAAGGCAAAAGAAAATGTGCCAACTGCACGAACTACTTCGGCTCATACTTTTGCGGTTATGTCTCTGCGAATTGCAAAATATACGGATCACTCGACGTTGATCAGTGCGAAAGGCACCCAGACACAACCGCCCTAAGCTGCGGACAGTACAAAGAAAAAGCGGCAGGTTCGCCAGAAAAAGGAAAACACCAGCAAGAGCCTGCCTGCCGAAAAATAAAAAAACTGATCCTCGCGTTTATAGGGAGAGACAGCCGAGGCCGTCCGGTATATGTAGACAACAACGAGCGACTCTGGAAAGATACAGAACCACGACCAAACAAACCAGCTCACTTCTGCACTGCTCTATATAATCAATTCGACGGAGAACCAGACACACCTCTGGAGATGTTGGAACGGTACAAGGACGCGCAAATAATATTCGAACCAAAACGTGACACATGGAAATAAGGAGGACAAGAACATGCTGATCATAAACATAGTGCTGGCCCTCGTGGCTGCTCTCCTGCTTCTGGGAGTTATCGGAGAAAAGGACGGACTCAGACAGCAGAACATCACGATCGCCTTCGTGGCCGTGATCGTGCTCATTATCGCATTAAATAGATTTTTCTAAGGAGGACAAAACTATGGAATATAAGCCGAAAGTAATCACCGGAAAAGTAAACGGCACCGGCTGGCCGATCGACGGCCATGTGCTCTGGTTCTCACAGTGGGACTACGACAACCACGAGAGCTGGCACCTCTACGGTTGGGAGGACTCAGAGGACGAAGCAGTCATGCAGACCGTATTCCAGACCGAAATCGAGGCGGGCCTCTGTCTGTTCGACACTCTGGAGAAGTTCACAGAGAACTGGAAGGCGAAGAAATGGGAGCCGCAGGGCTCGTTCTGCCTGCCACTGGACAAGGTGGAAGTGCTGGAGGTAAAGCAGGAAGAAAGCACCAACAACACCCGCGAACAGCTCCGGGCTCACGGCTTCGATCTGACGCCGAGAAAGCAAACTGACCGGGGCGGGATCATCTGCCTACCACTGGACAAGAACCTGAACGGCGACGTGCAGGCCAAGCACCCGGACTGGGAGCCAGTCGAGTGCCCGACATGCGGCCGGAAATGCTGGAAACACCCGGAAGCTGACCGCCTCGCCAAAGAACAGGGCGCGAAAATGCTCTGTACTGAGTGCGCGATCAAAGCCGGGCTTCTGTCACCGTTCCGAAAGGAAGGCCCAAACCGCGCGCAGCGAAGGAGGGCAAAGCGTGAAAGAAGAAAATAACACAGAGGGGCTCTACTACCTCAAAATAGACGCGAGGCACTACTTCCCCGACGGAAAAATAGCAAGGGACGTGCTGGAGGCGCTCAGGTGCAGGCAATACGCCGCAATGCTGGCCTTCTATCTGGAGCGTGACCTCGACGACATAGAAAAACAAGCTCGCAGGCTCGCGGAAAGCACCGCGCTGAGCTACTCGGAAGCACTCCACAAGATCGGCGGAGATATGCTTCGGAGCAAGCAGGAAAAACCGGCCCCACTCTCCCTCTGGCCTATCAGACAAGAACCGGTGCGGCCGAACCGTGCAGCCAGACGAGCAGCTAAAAGAAAAGGAGGACGAAATGGACGATAACAAGAACAAGCCTATGGGCTGGCCGTTACTCTACACACTGGCAACACTCGCAGGTGTGGCCATGCTGGCAATCCTGAAAGCCTGCGACATTATATCAATGAGCTGGCCGGTGGTGATCGCCGGGCTCGTGTGGGTACCCACCGCGCTGCTGCTGATCACT